TCCACAATTCCCCATGGTAATCTTTGTGCATTATGTCAATATACACGATAAATTATTGGTGCTATACTTATACTATCAAATGAGAGAAAGAGAGGTAGTAAGAATGAACAAGAACAGAAACTGGGCTAAGAAAGCAGTAAATTCGGATGAAGTTATTCACGCAATATATAATCCGGCAAAAGGAAGCACAAGTATTGTAGAAGTTAAAGAGGATACAAAAAAGAAATAAAAAAGGCCTTCGGGTCTTTTTTATTGACTAAAAAAGATTGTGAAAACTTTAACGATGTGATATAATTCAGTAGGAGGTGATAATATGCAAGAAATTGTTAACTTAATTGTGAATAATGGCGTATCCGTTATAATTGTTGCGTACTTTATTTACAAAGATTTCAAAACATCAAACGAGCAGCTACAAGCAACAAAAGAGCAGACAGAAAGCAACCAGAAATTGATTGATAAAATCGAGCAGTTAATTTCTATTATGGCAGGAGGTGAAAATGATGCCAGAAAATAATAATCCATGTGTTTCCAATTATCCGGGAATTTTCCCGGTAATTGGTGAAAGGTATGATTTCCGAGATAAACAGATGAATGTATCTAATCATGTAAGATACATGCTTGCAAGGACAAATCATGTGTTCAAATATAATGGTTTACCAGATACGATTCCTCATAGAAACCTTGAGCTTAATATTCAGGGTCAAGGTTATACTTTGTATTTTTATTACAATGAAAAACCTTATGTTTCTTTTGCTACTCTAGGTGGTGAACCTGATGAATATTACATGCCTACAAAAGCGATTGTGGCTAATCCTGGATTGAATTGCTTTAAGGAATTTACAATACATAAAGATTGTGTTGTTATTCCGAATGACTCTATGTATACAGGCCTTATGCCACTTATGAATAAGTGGGCTACATTACTGGCGGAAAATGAACTCTCAATGTCTATAAATGATATTTTATCACGCATCATGGCGATCATTTCTGCTAATGATGATAATACAAAGAAAGCCGCCGATAAGTTTATTCAAGATGTGTTTGATGGAAAAATCGGGAGTATTCAGGGGAATGTATTTACGGAGGGCATTTCTGTATCACCATATTCTGGAAGTGCAAAACAATCACTAACCGATTTAATCGAGTTTGAGCAGTATTGTAAAGCATCATGGTTTAATGATCTTGGTCTTAATGCAAATTACAATATGAAGAGAGAAGCAATCAATGGAAATGAAGCTGATCTCAACAATGACAGTTTAACACCACTTATTGATGATATGCTTGAATGCCGTAAAGCTGCATTCGATGAAATAAGAGAGCTTTTTGGTGATGACATTACAGTTGAACTTGATGGGGCATGGGAGGATAATCAAATAGAGATCAATGAATCACAGGCGGAACTTGCCGGGGAAGATGAGGCAGAAGAACCGAATATTGAAAGCGTAGTAGATGAATCAAAAAATGAACCTGACGAAGTAGAAACAAAAAAGAATACGGAAGAGGAAAAAGAAGAAAAGGAGGAAAAATAAGATGAGGCAGAAAACGTTGAATGATTTATGGGACGGATGGATGTTTGGTGAGGGTGTTTTTTCTGTAATTGCTGGTTTAGGGGAACAGATCCCGTATATCAACAATGATAACGCTGGTTATCTTGATCTTATTTATCACGGTAATATTTCAGGTGATAAAATAACATCACCATTGATCGACAAAATCAAATCTTCTGATACTTTATCAACAGATGATAAAAATAAAATAGCAAAAGCTATTGTTGTAAATAATAAAGAAAATTGGGATCGTTTGTATCTTGCATTTCAGAAAGAATATAATCCGATCTGGAATGTCGATGGGACAGAAATAACAACAGAAACTAATTCCGGTACTGATACAACTACAGAGAATATCGGGTCTGTAAATAATTCTGATATATATGGAAATACAAATACTTCTACAGTTTATGGTGTTGATAAAACAACCGATTCATACGGCGAAAGAGTCCATAATAATAAATATGGTGACAAAGATATCACTGACAATTACGGTCAGACAAAGGAAATATCCTCTTATGGAAAGCAGTCTGGAAGTGAAACAATAGGATCAAAAGATACAGAAAATTCAGTGTCAGCTTTTAATTCCTCCGGGTATTCAAAGGCTAATAAAACTGATGAGGGAGCCCAGACTAATAAGAATTCAAAGGATGCATATGAGGATACCAAAACAGGTACTCCCAGAATTGATAAGCATACAGAAAAGTCGGTTACAGATATACTGACAGATCAGACTTATACGGATACTCATACAAGAAATGAAAAGACAGACATAACCACTGGAGCCTCTCATACTGATAATCATACAGAGGATGCAAGAGAAAACATAGAGAGGATGGAACACGGTCATAAGATCAAAACAGAGAATGTAAGACAAGGCAATATTGGTATAACTATGACGCAGCAATTACTTACAGCGGAGTTTGAGATGAGAGAAAAATATAATTTTTTCGGAGAAATCTTTAAATCTCTTGACAAAATTTTAACAATACCTTATTATAACAGTGAAGATTGTTAAAAGATTAACAAAGAAAGGATGATGATAATGAAAGTAGAACAGGTTTACACTATTGCGAACAACATTACATCGGAAATTCTCGGAAAGTCAGATTTACTGGCAGAGGATTTAACGAATATTGTTGACGTAGGAAAGGAAATTCTTGATTTCTCGGATGGGAATCTCGACAATTATGTAAAGAAGCTGGTAGATCAGATCGGAAAAATCGTATTTGTAGATCGTAAATATTCAGGACGTGTACCTTCTGTACTCATGGACGGCTGGGAGTATGGTTCTATTTGTGAGAAGATCACAATGAATTCTTTACCTGAGGCATCTGAAAATGCCACATGGAAACTGGAAAATGGTCATTCATATGATCCATACGTTTTCAATGGACCGGATACTTCTGCTAAGTTTTTCAACTCAAAAACAACTCTTGAAGTTGATATGTCTTTTGCTAAACGGCAGGTAGTTGAAAGTTTCCAGAACGGAACGCAGCTCAATGCATTTTTCTCTATGATCGAAACAGCGATCCAGAATTCGCTTACAGTAAAGCTTGACGGATTAATCATGAGAACGATCAACAACATGATCGGTGAGACTTTGTATCATTACGACAATGGTGGTGATTATACAGGTGCAGGAGATACGAGAGCATATAACTTGCTTGCACTTTACAATTCTGAGTTTGGGACAGAACTCACTAAGGATAAATGTCTGAGTGATATTTCGTTCCTTAAATATGCAGCATTCACAATGGGTATGGTACAGTCAAGAATGTCTGTAATGTCTGAATTATTCAATATCGGTGGAAAACCGAGATTTACCTCTCCAGACATGCTTCATATTGTTATGCTGGATGTCTTTGCTAAGAAGGCAGACGCATATCTGCAGTCTGATACTTTTCACAATGAATATGTGAAATTCCCTAAAGCGGAATTAGTACCATACTGGCAGGGAAGCGGTCAGGACTACAGTTTTGGGTCTGTTTCAAAAATCAATGTAACTCATGATGCTCATACAGTAACAACTGATGGTATTCTTGCAGTTATGTTTGACAGAGATGCACTTGGAGTAACAAACCAGAACCGTAGAACAGAGACCGTATACAACCCAAAGGGTGAGTACGTAAACAACTTCTACAAATCTGACGCTTCGTACTTTAATGATACAAATGAAAACTTCGTAGTTTTCTATGTAGCGTGAAGATTTTTTAAAAGAGACCTTGAAAAAGGTCTCTTTTTTTGTTAAAATATTAACAAAGTGAGGTGACAAAAATGAAAATTATTTTGTATACAAACAAGAGTCCTAAAAAGAAAGTAACAAAAACATTGACGAATACTAAGGAATTAACCGGGGAATTAAAAAACGATTGCAACATAGTGAATCCTGATATTACTATCGCTATTGAAAATCCATCAGAGTATAATTACTTTTATATTCCTCAATTTCATCGTTATTATTTCATGACGGATGCAGTAGTTATCCATAATAATTTATGGAGAATTTCGGGTCACACAGATCCATTAATGTCAGCTAAATCCGATTTATTGAATAACACCGCAGTAGTGGATAAGATTGAAAGTGGTGGAAGTAATTATATAGATGATGGTAGCTGGGAAACAAGAACAGATAGCTTTATACAGGCAACACAGATGAGTGGAGAACTCGGTAATTATAGAACATTCCTTATGCTTGCAGGGAAACCGATAGGAGGTATCTGAAATGGCAGCACAAAAAATTGACAATAAACTTATTCTTGAAAGCGCAAAGCCATCATCAGATCAGGTGAGCGGTACTAACTGGGTCGATGTAATCACAGGCATGGCAAATTCATCCTATGTAAATAACAAAAAAGACAATTGGTTTAAAACGACAGGCAACACAATTAAAGGCACAAGCTCTGGTACCGCAACTACAGAGATGGTGGTTGACGTAGCAAAAGCAGTGAAACAAATAACTCTCGGAGAAAGTAAAAGTACAGTATCTCTCGATGGTGTCGTAACAACAATTGATAATACTGATCTTCTTGCAGGGATCCTTAGAGTTATGGGATTTTATGATAGTGATAAAATAACGGTGCAACAGTATGCAAAAAAACTTTATGATAGTATTGACTTTTCAAAATGTGATCGTTTATCATCAGAAGAGATGCGAGGGATTATTTCATATCTTAATGGTAAAGCCAAAATTCTTATCGAGAAAGATACAATAAATGATTTATATAATCAGTTTATTACACTCGGAGTAAACAGAAGTACTATTGCAAACGGTGGTGTTATCAATTCAAATATACATTATATAACACCACTGAAGACAAGTTATGCACCATATCTCGGAGGTACCAGTGAACTCCAAAAATATGGATACATTGACAAAGATACACTCGCAACAAAATTACCAACAGACGTTAAGGACGCATATTTACGTGGTATGGCTTTTATTGCAAACAACCCGGATACGTCTAGATTTTTTAATTTGATGAGTGATGAAAACACCGGATACTATATTACAATTTATTATGAGGATTATTACTACAAAAGGATAAGTGGCGACCATACGACAAAATGGACAATAAATATCGCGCTTTTTGACAAAAGTGATTTTCCTTATATTGGTACTTCCTTTAATCAGATAGCTTATCCTGGATTTAAAGAAAACTTTGTAGGTTCAAGAGGAGTTTATCAAACCTATGACATGATGGAAGGATGGGGTGGTTTACCTTATGTTGATGAAAGTTCCGATAAATGGTATGCATTACCTGGGTATATCTCATGGATTAAATATACACTTTATCCTCGTGAAATGACAGAAAGTGAGCTTAATAACAATAGAAATGGTGTCGAGACTTTGTATCAGATACCTGGTTACTATTTTAGTGATCTTTATGACAAGGACTATTATAGCAGTGCACCATACGGTACAGGATTTTACTCTAATAATGACTATTCTCACTTACGTGTATATCAGGGAGGAAAAGGAAACATAACTTACACGCACGAGGTTACCGAATATGGAGATGGTACAACACCGTTAGATAATGAGCGTGCATTTGTTGATGATCCGAATGTTTCAAGTAAATTTAAAGGATTATCACTTGGTAATAAACCACCATATATGTTAATTGAAAACTACTACGGGTACTCTCTTCCAAATACTTACTATTGCTTTGATAATTTTTCATTACAGGACGGTACACTTCCAGAGATAGCAGAAACTGAAAAAAAACCGAATTACAACAACCGTATTGATGCAACAAACAAGGATCTCGTAGGGCAGCTCGGAATGACAACAAAAGAGTGGGGAAGATATGGGACAGAAGGAAAGATCGGAGATACAATTTATACAGTATTTAATCCGGTTGCAGGGGATTCATCGAGTAAAGATGATGAAAAAAATGCTAATAAAATTACAAACGGAGAAATAACAAAAGACCAAGATGAAAAATTGGATGATGATGCATCAGATGCAAACGATGATACTCAATCCGGTGATAAAGCAGGAGAAACAACAGGTACTTCGGACGATAAAGGAATTATACCACATATACCTCCAACGTTTATTGCAAAAAGATCCATGTTCAATTTGTACCAAGTAAATGAAACAACTGTTAGATCAATAACAGATTACTTATGGAGTACGGATCTAACAAATACATTATTGAAATTATACAGCGATCCAATGGATGCTATATTAAGTATGTATGTCCTGCCAGTAGCTTCAACACATTTACAGGCATCAACAGATGTTATACTCGGTAATGTAAACCTTAATGTAAAAAGTTCTCTTGTAGAAGTGTATCAGGAAACTTATATTGCAGGTGTTATTGATGTAACTCATTATAATCATGATGTGAGAGATTACGCTCCTTATTCCGAATATTATTTGTATCTTCCTTATATCGGGATAGTACAGTTAAATTCGGAGGATGTTGTCGGGAGTAAACTTACAATTTATTATGATGTTGATTTATGCACAGGTTCTATATTGGCAAGAATATGGGTAGAAAGAGGACAGCTTAATGCGTGCCTTTATCAGTATACCGGATCATGCATTTATATTTTGCCTATCACAAAGCTGAATCAGCAAAATGCTATAACGGTTGCGAGTAATGCTGCATTAAATGCTATATCAGGATCATTGACTGGAGGTGTTATGAGGGCTGGTGCGCAAGCTATCGAAGCAGGAATAAGCGGTTTACAGTCCCATGTATCACAAGGAGGTAGTATCGGTGGAAATGCTTCAATTACGGCTTCACCTTATCCTTACATTATTATTAAACATAAGACACCACAAACGCCATCAGGATCAAACAAATATTATGGAAAACCAACATTAAAAACTATAACACTTGGAAAGCACAAAGGATTTGTGAGAGTTAAGGAAATAAACCTTAGCAATATTGATCTTACAAAACCAGAGATTGATGAGCTTGAAACAATGCTCAAGGAAGGAGTAATTATATGACAGTAAAAATTGGTAGTGCAAGAATTAACGAGAATGGGAAAGTCACCGGTGGTAAAGCCGGTGACCAGACTGGAAAAGAAGTTATGGTACAGGAGTTTTATATGCATAGCAAAGGGTGGAGAATTTTAAGACCTACCGCTCATTCAAAAGAGATCGCAGAAAACATGAAAAAAGCGTGTGCCAACAACAATATAGGGTACTCACAAAGCGGACGTTATGGTCTTATGAGGGAATTACCAGAAGTGAAAGGCGACTTCTCGAAGGTGAAAAAGTGCTGCACTGATTGCTCCGCACTCGTCCGTGAGTGTGTACGTTATGCTTTTGGAAAATTTGTACCGGATTTCAATACATCGTCAGAAGCGTTCACATTGACCAAAAACGGATTTTGCAAGGAAGTAAAGGGAAAACTACCTGATGACTTAAAACCTGGCGATATACTCGTAACAAAGAGTAAAGGACATACCGCTATCGTTGTATCAGTCATAAAGGATAAGAAAAAGAAAACTATTGATGAAATTGTTCATGAAGTTATTGCAGGAAAATACGGCAACGGAAAAGAAAGACACGATAAATTAAAGCAGGAAGGTTTCAAACCATCAGATGTGCAGAAACTCGTAAATGAGGTAATTGCAAATGGAAAAGAAAAATAAAGCGATAAAAGAAAGGCTGGAAGAATTACTTCCAGCCCGTGATGAATTAAAATTCGTAAACACAAAAAGAATAGACAGAACAGATGCTCAATATCGTTTTTTGATAGGTCTAAGATCAAACGGTAAAACATCTGCATGTCTTGAATCTAGTCTGAAATATTGTGTTAAGTCAGGAACCCAAATGGCAATTATAAGACGCTGGGACACTGATTTTAAAGGGGATACAAGCGCAAAAACATGTTTCAATGGTTTAACCGACAGAGGTATCATTACAGATATTACAAATGGTGTGTGGGACGGGATTAAGTATTACAACGGGGCATGGTACTTTTCACGAGTTGATCCTGATACAGAAAAGACCGTTAGAAATGATATACCTATCGCATACGCTTTTTCAATAAACATGGAAGAGCATTATAAGTCAGGTTCTTGGCCACGAATCACGAGAGTAGTATTTGATGAGGTTATTTCAAGAAAAGGTTATCTGCAAGATGAATTCGTTTCATTTTGTAACATTTTATCTACAATTATCCGTACAAGAGATAATGTAGTTATTTATATGTGCGCAAACACTATCAACTGGGATTGCTTATATTTTAAAGAAATGGGTCTCGGTAATATAAGAGACTTAAAAGAAGGCGATCTTAAAGTATGGCAATACGGACAGTCAAAACTTAAAGTAGCTGTTCAGTACACTGATAAACTTAGTCAAAAAGGATCACCATCAGATGTATATTTTGCTTTTGGTAATCCTAAATTGAAAATGATTACTGGCGGTGACTGGGAAATCGCTCTTTATCCGTTATTACCATGCTCATCAGTTCATCGTAATGATATTCTTTTTACGTTTTATGTAAAATATGAATTCGATATATTACAGGGAGATGTCGTTCAAAAAGACAACAATGTGTTTATCTTCATGCATAACAAAACAACTACATTGAAAGAAAAACAAGATGATCTCATTTTCTCTAATGAAGTTAGACCGGAACCAAATTATGTGTATGATATACTACGGCCAACAATTAAAATAACAAAGAAAATAGCTGCTCTTATTGCATCCGGTAAAATCTTCTATCAGTCAAATACAGTCGGAGAGGTAATGAATAACTATATAACAGCTTGCAGAAGAAGCAGAGGGTTTTAAACCTCTCTGCTTCTTTTAATTGCTTCTATCTCATTTAAAAGTTTCGAATAATCTTCGGATAATGAAAGTTTCCATGGTGCGTTTTCAAGATAAATACCACAATCTGTTTCTACATGATGTTTCTTACCAGTATAATCAATAACATCATTTTCCCATGGTTCTGTAAAATAATAATGTGTGTTTTTTCCTGTATCCTCCGGATCAATACTCAATCCATTCTTAAAATTACCAAATGGATCCCATGTATTTTTTAAATATTTTTTAACTGATTTTTTTGATATCCCAGCTACAGTACAGAAAATATCTTTTTCATTATCTTCATTTAATTGCTCTACTATATATCTTTTAGCACCTAATGTCTTAAACTTAGTATAAAGATTATCTGAATTCTCGAAATCCCAAACTCCTAATTGTTTTTCTTTACCCTTAATATTTTTCGGTCTTGCTGCGTCTCTAGGGAATCCTCTATATACTAGGCAAGCCTCAATTTTCTTTGTTATATTTTCATTATATTTATCAATCCATCCCAAATGGTTCTTATAATTTATAGCTTTAATACTGTCAGTATCACTATAAATATAATCATCACCAAATTCATATATACCAAGAAATAGATTTCTTCTTGCATATGCCGTAATAAAAAGTCCCTGTGGGTAATATGTCGTTCTGTTTCTTCCTTCATTATAATGGTCAATTTGCTCTTCTTTGTCACCCTCCAATGCCGTAAATTCACCTGTTTCATTGTCATAATTATATACAAGCCTTACAATATCCATAACAATCATTCCATAAAGAGAGTTAAGCATCTCTTTTTTTAATGCATATTCTTTTTTACTTTCATCATCTTCTAAGCCTTTTAATTCTGTCTTTGCTTTATAGAAATCTAATACACATTCAATTATCGGTTTTGGAAGATAATCTCTATTATAGACCCACATATCAACAACTTTAAATTCAAAATCATAATATTTTGAAAATACTATAAAATCAACATTAGTTACAGACATTTTACAAAATTTACAATATCTTATTCTTCCATTGTCAACGATCATTCCAGATTTATCAGCATCCCAGATTTTACTCTCTGAAATAGGAGCATCTGGTACATTACTTTTCAATTTTAAATCCTTAAATACAATATCAAAAATGCAACATTTATTTTTAATATAATAAAAAAATTCTTCCTTATTTTTTATAGTTACTTTCTTTCCTTTTCCTGCAGGAAATTTTTCGCTCAACATAACTGCAGGATAAGATGATGTAAAGTCAAAAGATCCAATTTCTCCTGAAATTGTTTCGTTGACCCAATATGCGTTTGCGTGAGTAAAACCTCCCATAAATGCTCTCTTACATATATCGTATTCTTCATCTGTTATGGTAAGCTTTCCAATATATTTATTGAAACTACTATAATATTTTTTTGAATAGCATTTTTTTCTCACATATCCCCTAACATACCCTGTCTTTGTATACGGTATTGTTGCAATATGCTCCCCATTCTCAAGTTTTTCTTGTATAAATGCCATGCCTACACGAACATCATGTATGCAATAGCCAATTTCCTTTTTTGTTAATACTGTCTCTTTTGTCCGGCATAGATCATAGTCGAGATCACCTACCATTTTAGAAATATGATATTTATTCAAATTTTTTCCTATATCGGCGAGAGATTTACCAGAGAGTAAATAACTACAACGAAACTCCACACCATACTCAGTTAAGGCATAAAGAGGTTTATTCAGATCCATTACAAAAATTTCTTCAAACTTAAACATTTTCTTTATAAAAGCAAAATCAAAAGACATATTATGAATATAACAAACTAATCTGTTATATTCATCTAATCCGAAATGCTTACTTATCTCATTAAGTAATGTTACAAAATCATTTATATCTCTTCCCATTATTGTATGGCCATTTATACCAAACATCCATGCGTATACCCATGCAACTTTTCTATCGTTTACCTTGTCATAGAATGAAGTGGTCTCTGTATCAAACATGCACGGAACATCATAATAAAGAACATAGTTTTTCCCTTTTTTCTTTTTTCTTCCTATTTTAGTGATATCCCCTATTGCTTTTATGAAATTTTCTATATTTTCTTTATCGCATTTTATAAATGTCCTTCCATGCTTGTTATACATTTATATTTACCTCATATTTCCCAAAAATCATCGTTATAAATATCCGTGTTTCCAGGTTCCATCCCATCAGAGTAATAATGATAACCAGATCCTGTTTCCAAAGTATTAACATAATTGCTAAAAGCTTCATCGTTAAAGTCATCAATCGTTAATTCAGGGGATGAATTATTTATTGCTTCAATCGCTACCTCTCGTAATTGACTACTTGTGTATTCATTATATAAATCTGGTCTTGTATTTCGTAATCTTTCTTCCAAATATGACCAATGCAATGCAAACATTCTCTTTTTTGAAACATCCGCATCTTTAAAATCAATTTTCCTTTCCAATCCCTCCCATGTTTTATCCAGCATTTCTTCATATCTCGTTATAGTCGTTTTTGCATTTAAGAAATCTTTTGTCCTTTTTATGTAATGAACCAATTCATTCGTGCTCATATTATTTATATCATCAGTTGTTATATTACCTGATTCGTTATCCCAACTTTTCACGATCTTATAACTATTTTCTTGCCCGTATTTTTCATACATCCTTTGAACCCTTTTTACAGCAACTCCACGAAGCTGCTTGGCAATCTGCTGCTTTGTTTTCATATCTTCTTTCATTATATCTTGTATTCCTGTATTTAATAATGATGGTGTATCATATTTTCTTTTTGTTGCCATAATATATCCTCCTGATAAAAAATTAGGGAGCATAGCTCCCTATTTAAACAATTCTATAATCAAACGAAAAATAAGAAATATACATCCAAATAAAACAAAACTACCAATCATCAGCATTTCTCAACACCCTCTTTCTCAAAAATTTTTCTCATCATACCATCACCGAATATCTCATCAACAATCATGTCCTCTTTTGCCAATTTAAAACCATCATAAATATGATCAATGGCATCGTACCAACCGAGGTTGTAAAGATCCTGCATGATATCTTTCATCTTCTTAAACATTTCAACTTTCTTCTCTCTCATTTCTTCCTCCTTCTTCTCTCTCATTTCTTCCTCCTTCTTCTCATTCATTACTTTCTTAATTCTGTTCTTGTTCATTCTTACTACCTCTCTTTCTCTCATTTGATAGTATAAGTATAGCACCAATAATTTATCGTGTATATTGACATAATGCACAAAGATTACCATGGGGAATTGTGGA